AGTCTGGCAGCTCGTCGGGCTCATAACCCGAAGGTCGCAGGTTCAAATCCTGCCCCCGCAACCCAATTAGGCAAAAAGCCCAATCACTCCGGTGGTTGGGCTTTTTGCCTTCTGGCCGCCAGCCCCCGTTTTGCCGCACTGCAAAATAATTCTTGACTCGGGTGGAGTGGTCCTCTATTATGGCGTTTCTCTGACGCGGGGTGGAGCAGTCTGGCAGCTCGTCGGGCTCATAACCCGAAGGTCGCAGGTTCAAATCCTGCCCCCGCAACCAAAATTACAGACAGGCCGGCAGCGAAAGCTGCCCGGCCTGTTCCTGCTTCTATTTCCACGAAGACAGAGCCGTCACGCGCGACCATGTTCATCTCGCCGATCATCTTCCGGATCAGCTCGCGGGCGGTGGCGTGGTCGCTGGCCAGTGATGCCTCGAGGTCGGAAACCATCTTCCGATAGTCCTCGACCTTCCCCATGATCTGCAGGGATGCGTTCTCGTCGTTGATCTCCAGATCGGCGGCCAGCATCTCGCGCTCTGTTTCCACCTGCTTCAGCCTGGCTTGCAGTGCGGGCGAAATGCCGATGCTGGTGATGGCATCGACCAGCCGACCCACTTCCTTGTCGATCTCCTCGAGGCGAGCACGTGACGCCTTGGCCCGCTGCGCGCGGTCCTGCCGCAGGTTGTCGAGCAGCACCCGCACCTTCGCCTGCATGGCCACCAGCGCATCCGGGCTCATCAGCTCCTCCCGGATCACTTCCAGCAGGCGTGAATCCACCTTATCGCGTCTGGCCTGAATGCCCTTGCACACGGATTCCCCCCGATCCTTCCTGGCCGTGCAGCCGTAGTAGCGGCCGCTGGTCGCCACCACAGACCCGCCGCACTTCCCGCAGCGGATCAGGCCGCCGAACAGAGTGCGAGGAGAGCGGCCACGCCCAGCGCTGCCTCCCTCGCACGTCGGGCGGCCCATACGTTCACGCACAGCAGCCCAGAGGGCATCGCTGACGATGCGCAGCTCCGGGCGGTCTTCAATAATCCACTCCTCGCGGGGACGCTCCAGCCGGGTCCGCTTGTCCGTGTCCGGATCCTTTACCCACTGAGAGCGGTTCCAGATCTGCCGGCCGATGTAGAGCTCGTTGCACAACACGCCCGACCCCTTCGCCGGCGACCCATACAGCGCCGACACCGCCCAGGTACCGCCTCGGCCAGACGGAATCCCGCGCTTGTTCAAGTCGCTGGCCAGCTGCTGGCAGCTCCAGCCGGCGGCGTAGCGCTCGAAGATCCAGCGCACCAGATCCGCCTGCTCCGGCACGATCTCCAGTTTATGTATCGCCCCTGCTGACACGCTACGGTACCCATAGGACAACCCGCCCGCGTGGCCGCCGCGGGCCAGCTGGCCAGCCAGCCCCCGGTGCGTCTTGTGTCGCAGATCGTCCAGATAGATCTCGTTGATCAGGCCGCGCATCGTCCGGTGGATCTTGCGGCCGGCAAGTTCAGAGTCGTAGCCGTCCGACACACCCACGATGCGGATGTTGCGGTACTCAAACCGGCGGACGGTGCGCTCCTGCTCGACCTGGTCGCGGGACAGCCGGTCGAGGCCTTCGATGATCAGCACCTCAAACCGGCCAGCCAGTGCATCGGCCAGCAGCTTGGTGCCGCCCGATCGGTGGGCGACGGGGACAGTCCCCGACACACCCTCATCGGAATAGACCGCAGAAACAGAAACGCCGATCAAGTCGGCGTACTGGGTACAGATTCGGGCCTGATCTTCAACTGAAGTCTGGCGTTGCAGGTCGGTTGAGAACCGGGCGTAGATGACAGCGTTTTTCATGGGATTCAGAGGATGGAATGATTCGGCCTTCTGCCAGCGCGTTCGCCACAATGCGTTCGGCCAGCAGCTGGATCAACTCGTCGCGGGCGGCAAGGCGCTCGGATTCGCGCATGTGATTCGGCAACATTATTTGCAGGATAGTCCAGTTGTTGGAGGGCCAAAAGCGGCCCGGTTTTAGTCGGAATGTATTACTCGAAACACCGTTTTTGGCGCTGGTCTGCGGGGAAAATTTGGTAACTTTTTGCCCGCAGACCAGGTGACAAGATCAGTCAGCGCCCTTCTTGCTGACAATCGGCTGGGCCAGTTTTCCGGTGATACGGATGGGCCACATGGGTTCGTAGTCGGGGTTGATCGTGGTCATGATCCAGAAGGCCATGCCGAAGATCGCTTCAGATACCGGCATCAACCAACTCAGAGACCAGTGACGCGGATCAAGGCAAGGCCCTTCGGTGTTGATGTCGCCGATATAGACAGGGCACAGGCCGAACCAGCCCTTGTGCGTGAATGTGATGGGGGGCGTCATGCGTTTTCCTCCAGCGGCTTCATGAATACGATCCAGTGGGTCAGGCCTTTCCTGCCAGTGGGGTGACCAAACAGGGGCCGCACGGGAGTCAGCTCGAGCACATCCCGAATCCGCACTTGATCCTCGGCCCACTTGAACACCAACACGCCGTCGCTGGCCAGCACGCGGAAGCACTCGGAAAACCCCTTGCGCAAGTCCTCGCGCCAGTCTTCTCCCAGCACCCCGTACTTGGCCCGCAGCCAGCTTTTCGGGCCGGCGTAGCGTAGATGCGGAGGGTCGAAAGCAACCAGCTTGAAGGCCCCGTCTGGATACGGCAGGGCCGTGAAGTCCATTAGCACGTCGGGCTCGATGCGCAGCGTCCGACCATCACACAGCGTGTGCTTCTCGCTACGGCAATCACCGAATACCGCGTCGGGGTTTTCCCGGTTGAACCACATCATTCGGCTTCCGCAGCACGGGTCCAGAATCCTGGCGGGCTTTTCATCCACCTGTTCGTTATGGACGATGGCGATGGGGTGCGTCGTCATACGTTTTCCTCCAGCATTTCGCCTTGATGGTTGATCCACAGGCGGCACAGGCCGCCGGCGCGGATGGGGAACTGGTTCTCTTTGCACCAGGGCGGGATTTCCGCCACGGGGATGCTGTTGAGCAGTTCGCGGCGGCCGTCCTTGAAGTGGCGGCACGTCTTGCAGCGGGGCGTGTTGCCGTCGTATTCGACGGATTTGCGCTTGGTTTTCTGGTTCATGGCTTTACTCACACAGTCCATATTCAGAGGCGCATTCAGTGGAATTGTTTAGGTCCGTCAGCAGGCTGAATTGACGCCCGCCACGGCTTGTCCTGGCCCACTGAATGACGCTCTCGATCTTGTTGGCCTCGCACACGTGGCGGTCAGCATGGGACTCGTGCAGTCCCTTGTTGAAGAACGTCGAGAAGCCGCGCTTGCAGGCCTGGCCGACAAGCATCTCCCACCGGGACTTCTCTTCCAGGAGCTCAGGGAACCTGGCTTCGATCTGAGTTATCTCGGCCTTTCCGCAGTTGATGCAGGGCATGCAACCGACGCGGCTCATTCCCTGCCGATAAAGTGGGTTCGGCTGGATTCCGCGCCTGGCGTGCTTTGCAAAAACGTCGTCAGCAGTCCAATCGACCAGCGGACGAAACGCCCACATGCCGGGGTTCAGCCGCTCGATTTTTTTGGCATTGCGCCGGTTCTGGGACTCATCCCGGCGGACGCCCTGCCACGACAGCACCTGATGGCCGGCGTCAATCTGCTCAAGCTGAAACCCGACTGCCATGTTTCGCTTTAACTCCTCGGTGCAGAACTGAGCCTTACGGGACGGGAAGCGGCCCTTCCACAGGCAGAGATCAAGGAAGGGGTTTCCTGTCGGGTGCAGTACAGCCAGAGCGCGGCGCTTTGCCTTGTTGGTCCAGCGCAGCCGGCGTCCCCGCTTGTCGCGTCCAGTGCGCTGATCGGTAGCGATGAACCGGCGCTTGCTCGCGATCTCGTGCGAGAAGTCGGCCTTCAGCCGCGTGATGCTGATATCGAGGGCCTGTTCGAGGTAGGACAGGTACTCATAGACGGCCGGGTGTTCGTTGCCGGTGTCGCAGAAGATCGGCAGCAGGTGCTCTCGCGGGCAGTTCTCCAGGGCGATCAGCAGCAACGCGGTGGAGTCCTTTCCTCCGGAGACGCTGATTACGTGTTTGATGGTCATGCCGCCACCTTTTTGAACTCGACAACCCACACCCACGGGTTGGCATCCCACGAGCCGGCGCCATTGATGGACTCCCACAGTTCGCGGTATGCCTCGGCTGCTGTTGGTTGAAGAGTGCACTTCCCGTCGTCTGGAAGATGCGTATATCCGTAGCACAGAGGCCACCCATCATCTGGACGAAAGATGTAGCGCTTGATTCCCTCTGCCAGTGCATCCGCCTCGCTGATGTCGTGCAGGCGTTCAACACGGACAGAGACGACTTCCAGTGAGATACGGCTTGCCCAGCGCGGCATGTGTATTGATGGGCGCCAGCGGTGTCCGTCGTAGGTGTGGCCAGGGTCAGCCCGATAGTCAACGCGCCGGCATGACTCTGAATAGTCGGGGTGGTATCCCCACGTCTCACGTACCCAAAGCCGGTCCCCGGGCTGTCCGAAGCGGTTCAGCCGCATGATCCGGCCGTCTGCCATCGCCTCTTCATCAATCTCCATGCTGTTGGTTTCACGATTCAGCCGAAGCGGGAGCGGCTTCACGATTCGCCGGGTCTGCGTCTTCTTCCCGTCAAGGATTGCCCGGACCATCGGTGCGCTGAAAAGGATGGGGCGTTCTTTCATGCCACACCTCCCTGCGCCACGCTGATCGCCACGGCCACCGGCTGCACCCAGATGGGCATGGCCGACAGGACGAAGGTTTCGCCGCTCCAAGTGAGCAGCAGGGTGGTGCCCATGACGTGGCCGATTCCTTCGGCGGCATCCGGGGGCACGGCGTTGCCGATGCGTTCGCGCCAGTCGCTGTCCGACAGGCCTTCTAGCTCGAGGTATTCCTCGGGCTCTACCAGGCTTTGCAGGGCAGCAAGCTCAAGCGTGGTAAAGGGCCGGTGCCAGGTGCCGTCCTCGGCGACGATGATGCAGGTGCACTTCTCGTTGGCTGCAGGGATGCGGTGATCGGCGACTGACCAAGGGCCGTTGTCGTGGCAGGCGGACGCGGAGACGGCGCCGCTTGAGCCTGCCCATGGCACTACGCCGTAGTGGCCGCCGGTAAGGTAGTGGTCGCCCTTCTCGCGGGCCATGCCGGGCCGGGGGTCAGCCACGGCGAAGGCGCCCTGTCCGGTGGTGCTGCCGCTGATCACAGTGCCGGCGGCGCCGTCGTAAGCGGTGACCATGTACTTGCCGAAGCTCGGGCCAGCCCGGCGAGGATCTGCTACGCATTGCCCCGTGCCGTGGGCGCTCGTGACGGCCATGGCTGCTTGATCGATCCGGATGACGCGGAACTCATTGTTGTGCTTTGCGGGGCCGCCGTGGCGCGGGTCGGCCACGCTGTACTTGCCGCCGCCCGGCGCCGACTGGGCGGACACGGCGCCCATGGGCTCGTCCATCTTCAGCACGCCGTATTGGCTGTATTCCGCGCCCTGGTAGCGCGGATCGGCAATCGAGAAGGAACCATTGGAGGGCGTCGATCTTCCGGCGACGGTGCCGGTGCTTTCGTCCCAGCGATTTACGCCCAGGTATCCGCCCCGGTACTCGGGCACGATGAGGTAATCGCGCAGTTGGCCGTCTTCGACGTGCAGGCGGTTGAGGCTGCGCCAGTCCTTACCGGCTTCGACAAATGCGAGGCGTACCCAGGTCTTCCACTGCAGCGCCGGCACGCGGTGCATCGGGCCGCCGGCAGGGTCGCCCGGCAGGGGCATGCGGTCGAGCACGGTGCCCACGGCCTGCAGGCGCTTCTGTTCGGGCTCGTAGAGGAAGGCGGGCACCTTTTCCATGTGGCGGGCGACCATCAGGAAACGCTTGCGGCTCTGCGCCAGGCGGCCGATCTTTCCGCAATCGTGAGTGGTTTCGGCCACGGCGTAGCCGTACTGGCGGAGCAGGCTGACGATCTGGTCGAGTAGGTGCCGGCCGCGGGTCTGGATGCGGGGCACGTTCTCAAAGACGATCAGCTCGGGCGGCTCGGCCTGGAAGGCCTCGAGCATCAGCCAGATGCCGCGCAGCGTGAGGCGGTTGAGGGCCTGGTATTTGTCGGTGCGGCTCTTGTTCTCGGCCAGCAGTCCGGAGAAGCCCTTGCAGGGCGCCGACAGAAACACGATGTGGGGATACTCGCCGCCAGCAGCTGCGCGGATTTCCATCGTTCCGGCCTCGCGCCAAGAGGCGGGCGGCTCAACACCGTGGAAGGCCTTGAACTGGCTGCGGTCGAACAGATCGAGCACGGTGCCGCGGGTGCCGGTAAGGCGCTCGAAGTCACGGATGGCCGGCGCGTCGACGTCGATGCCACCGATGCAGCGGAACTTGCCGACCATGTTGCCCACGCGGGGCTGGGCCTTGTTGAAGCCCTTGGCGCCGCCGCCGAGTCCGCAGAAGAGGTGAAAGTGGCGGATTTCGCGGACGTCGTCGGGCGCCAGGGTGAAGTTATCGCGCTTCATGCCACACCCCACTTCATCGGGCGCCGGGGGCTGTCCTGGCCGTGGCTGACGACTTCACCCAGGGCGGCGTAGGCCTTGAGCACGCGGATGCAGCAGGTGCTCGACAGGGCGGTGGCCTCGGCCACTTCATTGGTTGTCACGATGCGCTTGGCGCCGCGGACGAACTTGAGGATAGCGGCGGCAGCGCGGGTGCTGGTGGTGCGGTGGTGCGCGTTGATGTCGTCTTCGACGTCGGCATCGCGGGCCTTGGCGGTGTCGATCGCCCAGGCGGCGGCAGCAATGTCGGCATCGTCGCCGGTGAAGCGGCGGGCGCCGATGTTTTCGAGGTGAACGGTGATCATGTTCAGTGCTCCAGCAGTTTGAGGTGGGCGGCGTAGCCGCACACTTGGAGGTGGTAGTCGAGCAGGGCGAGGGCGTCGTGGAACTCGATGCGGGTGAGGTTTCCCCGGGCGATGTCGGCCAGCCACTTCTTGTGGCGGCCGCACTTCACCGATGCGGTTTCGAGGACGATTCCCTGGCTGCGGATGTTCAGCGCCACGCGCTGGAAATCGATGTGGATGGCGGGCATGGGTAAGGCCTCAATACGGGATTTCGCCTTCGGCGATGCCGCCCGGCTCGGCCGTGGGGGCGGTGAGCTGATCGAGGGCGTTCTCGCAGGCTTCCTCCGCGGTGTCGCCTCGGCCTTGGGCGAGGATCTTTCTGTCGGGGTCCTGTTCGCGGGCGTTGCTGCAGATCCACGCCATCCAGCCCGTGGTGCGGGTGTAGGCCAGTTCGAAGTAGGTGTAGGGGTTGGATTCGAGCAGCAGGGCGTGCATAGCGATGAGGGCGTCGATCGCGATGTCTTCGCGGGGCGACGGGTTCAGGGCTTCGCCCAGTTCGATCGCGTGGCGCAGATCGACGGTGGATTCCTGCAGCTCGACGAGGATATCGGCGGCCGTTTTGATCAATGGGGCGTCGCCGGCGGCGAGGGCTTGGTGGTTGTCGCCAAGCATGTTGTTCAGGGATTCGCTCGCCTCCAGCAGGCGGGCGGTGAGTTCAATAAGGGTTTTCATGGCGGGGCTCCGGGTTACAGGGAGAAGTAGGCGGTGCAGGCGTCGCAGTCGCACTGACGGCTGGGCGGGTGGCCAACGGGGGTGGTCAGGGCGTAGTACATGCAGAGGAAGTCGGCGCGGGCCTGGTTGGGCGTTTGCGGGCTGATGCGGATGGGCAGGGGCTCGATGCCGTCGAGTTGGACCCAGTGCTGGTCGGTGGCGGGCATGAGGTCGCGCTTTTCGGTGGCGAGCATGACCATGTCGGCGTGCTCGACTTCGGGGGCGAGGTTGAGCGGGACGGCGAAGTGGCCGCGGATGCGCTGGGCGATCTGGCGTTCGATGTCGCGGTAGGTGGGCACCAGCTGCTTGAGGGGCGTGGACACGTCGCCGATGTAGGCCTCGTGGGCGTCGTGCAGCAGGGCGGCCAGGGCGTGCTCGGGCGGCACGATGGTGGCGGCCATCACGCTGTGCTGGGCCACGCTGTAGAAGCTGCGGGTGTGGCCGTTGAAGCGGCACAGGTTGGACAGGGCGTGGGCAATGTCGAGGATGTCCACGTGGCAGCGGGTGGGAT